GTTCTGGATTTGGCCCGCAGCTCTCGTACAAACTTTGACCTTTTTTGGCACTTTACCGCACCCCAGGCCAGTGCTACACTGCGGCGCATGGGCCAAAATCTTGTATCAAAAACGCAATTTGCCGCGCTGTGCGGCATTACGCAGTCCGCTGTGACCAAAGCCGTCCGTACTAGGCTGCACGCGGCTTTGGTGGGAGAACGCCTAGACGTAAACCACCCCAGCGCTCGGGAATACATCGCAGTCAAGACGGCACCAAGAGACCCCCCTCCCGCCAGCGGCATAGACCCGCTATTCGAGGACGCTTTAGCAGCGTGCCGCAGTAGTGGGAGGTGGACGCCACGCAGCATGACCACTAAGCTCCGCATCGGCCAAGAGAGGGCCACCCGGATCCTTGAGCAATTAATCGCCGCCGGGCACTGCGCCAGGCCAGAAAACTTCCAGGGGCCGAAACCCCCCGCGCCAAAAGAACCCGCTTTTCGCCTTCCGCGCAACACCCCAAACGCCCAGCAGCCCGCGCCACCCCCGTTCCAGGGCGAGGACTTCGAGGTTCCGGAAGACATGGAGGCGGTGGCAGACCTCACGCTGCGCGAACTGATCGCCAAGCACGGCACGGGCAAACGGATGTCTGACTGGCTGCGAGCGCTCAAAGAAATTGAGATGGTCGAGGAGAAGCGCATTAAGAACGCGCAGAGCCGGGGCAAGCTGATCAGCCGCGTGCTGGTCGAAACGGGGGTTATTGACGAGTTCAACAGCGTCCACTTGCGCATCATGTCCGACGGTGCCAAGGCGATTACAGCCGCCGTCGTAGCTAAGCACAGCGCAGGGATTGACGCCCAGGAAATTGAAGACTACGTGCGGGGTATCCTTGGCTCGTTCATTTCACCGGTAAAGAGCAAAATCGCGAGGAACCTGGCCAGTGTTGCAGCGGATTGAATCGTTAGGGTCGGACTGGCTGGTAGAACGTGTAGGCGCAATGGCGGACAGCATCGAGCGCATCGGCCCCGTCGCGTTCAACGAAGCCAACCGCTACCTGCCGCAAGGCGTAAGCCCTCGGCCGGGGTTCATCCGGTACGACCTTTTCCCGTACCTACGCGAGATCCTCGAAGCGTTCGACCCGCACAGCAACGTGCGGGAGGTCAACTTGAAAAAGGGCGTGCAAGTCGGGTACACCACGCTCCTAGAGTCCGTCCTGTTTTACTACATTTGCCACATAACCACGACGCCCGCGATGTTCATCACCGCAGACAAAGAGCTGGCCACCGCGCGCATGGAGAACAGCATCATGCCCATGCTCGTAGAGTCGGGCATGAAGCACCGCGTCCGCTCAGCCGACGTCACCAACACGCGTAAGACGGGGCAGACAAAAGACTTCATTCAATGGGAGGGGGGAGGGTACTTGATCTATACGGGCGCACAAAACCCCGCGAAAATGCGCCAGTTTTCCATGCCCTTGTTGCTTAAAGATGAGCTGGACGGGTGGCCCCGGCTGGCAGGCAAAGACGGCAACAGCGACAGCTTGACGGACGCCCGCGCGTCCGCGTACTGGTCAGTGCGTAAGATTTTGCGCGGGTCCACCCCCACCGAGTACCCTTCACTGATCGACGACGCCTTTAAGCGCGGCGACCAGAGGGTGTACAAGGTGCTGTGCCGCGCGTGCTCGTGGCCACAAGAACTCCGCATGGAGTGGCGGGACACGCAGGGGGGCTTCAAGTGGGAGCTGGACGGCGAGGGGGTCCTCATACTTGACTCGGTGCGCTACGCGTGTAATTCGTGCGGCCACGAGCACTACGAGACCGACAAAGAAGTGCTGTTCTCCACGGAGCACGGCGCGTTCTGGCACCCAACCACGGCGGCGAGAGAGAGGGACGTCCGCTCATACCACCTCCCATCGTTCTACAGCCCATACGGCTTCCGCCCGTGGTACAAAAACGTGGCGGACTTTATTGAGTCGTACGACCGCGAAGGCAAGCAAGTTAAAGACGTCGGGAAGTACCAGGTTTTCAGGAATAACGTATTAGGCGAGCCGTACTACCACGCGGGAGGGCGCATAAGCGCCAAAGAAGTGTCCGCGCACCGCCGACCCGTCTACCGTATGGGTCAAGTGCCGAACAAGTACGCCGCCGAGTTCTGCGGCTCGCCTGTACTGTTCATGACCTGCACGGTAGACGTCCACGAGAAAAACCTGGCAGTCGCCGTCATGGGCTGGACCGTCGATTCTAAGTGCTTTCTGATCGACTACTGGCGCTTTGAAGACGATAACTGCGCGGAAGCCACAAGCCCCGCATGGGTCCGTTTGGCGGAGCTTTTGGAAAGCAAAGTCTATGAAGCGGACGACGGGAAGAAGTACAGCATCGCTTTGACGCTGGTCGACGCGGGGTTCAGCAACGCCGTCGTCACCGAGTTCTGCGCGGGGTACGCTGCGGGGGTGTACCCGATTCTGGGGAGGGAGCGCACCGCCAAAAACCAGTCAATCAAAGAGTTCGCGGAGTTCAAGACGCAGCAGGGCAGCACCGGATACCGACTGCTAGTCGACCACTACAAAGAGCGCTTGGCGCCTGTGTTGAAGCGCACATGGACGGAAGAGACAGGGCAACAGCGCCCGTACCACTTCAACGCGCCCGTGGACGTGACCACCGCACAGCTCAAAGAGCTGACAGTCGAGGTGCAGCGGCTAAAAGAGGACGGCAGAGGCAACACGTCGATGGAGTGGCACCGACCCAGCGGCGCGCGCAACGAGCTGTGGGACTTGCTAGTCTACGGCAACGCCGCCGTCGAGATTCTGGCATGGGCGATCTGCATAGGGCACTTTGAGTTGGAGACAATTGACTGGCCCCAGTTTTGGGAATATATTGAACGCGAAAAACTCTATTTCACATGCGAGGGGACACCAAATGCCTGAGATTAAAGGCGAAGACATCCGGGAAATTTGGAACCACCGGCTTAGCCGCGCGGTGCCGTGTATCGACCGTCGTGGCGGCACTTGGGTCGCCCAGATCTGGGCGAAAAGCCACCCCGACCACCGTCCGGGCGACACTTCGACGCTCGCTATGCCCCTGGAGACCTTCGACACGGGCATTGCAGCGGTGGAAGGGGACACGCACGACCGGGAGAAAATAAGAGCGTGCTACGTCTGGTTGAAGTCTCGACGAGACGAGTACGCACTGCCGAACATCGAAGAGTTAAAGCCTTTGGTGGCCCAGATCGAAGCTAAGAACCAAGAGCTTCACGAGTTAAACGCTAAATTGGCAGGTGCGCTATGACCGTTCGAAGGACAACAACCTACCGAGACGCAATCGCCACGGCGATGATTACCGCCATCGGCACGAGCGCGCAGGTACAAGTGCGTTCGGGTGCGAACTCCACTTCGGGCGGCCAGGGCACTTTGCTCGCCCAGCTTACAGGCAACGCGTCTGCGTGGGGCGCAACGTCGTCTGGCGTTCTCACGTCAAACTCCATCACTGCGGACTCGTCTGCAGACGCCAGCGGCACCGCAGGGCACTATCAGCTCAACACCTCTGCCGGCGTGTTCCTCGAATCGGGACTTATTGGGGGCGGCGACGGGGTCACTATCGACAACGCCACTATCGTTGCCGCACAGCTTGTCCAGATGTCGGGCAACTGGGTCAACACGATGCCGTACGCATAACTGCGCACCGCTTAGGGGGCGCTAATGTCGATTACAGGGTTAAACACCGCTGCCTCCACGACTAGCAGCGGTGCCTCCTACACGATCTCTGCGGGGTCAAACCGCGCCCTTATTGTGGGCGTCCAGCAAGAAGGGTCCATCACCGCTGACGCGGTCGGCGTGACCTGGGGCGGAAAGACCCTTACCCGCGTAGTTTCACAATTCATTTCGGACGGCGCTACGAGCATAGAGGTGGCGCTGTTCCTGCTTCTTGAAGCGGACATAGCCACCGCGTCCGGGTCCACCCTCGTTATCACCGGCGCCGTTACAAACTTTACAGTTCATGCGCGCTCGGCTGCCGGGGTAAACCAGGGAGGTGGCGCTTCTACGGTGGCGGCCACCACCGCCGCAAGTGCGAATGCCTCCACGCCTAACCCTATCGTTACCGCCGACATTTCTGCGGTCCCTGGGTCTGCAGTGCTTGCGCTGGCGGGGTGCGGGCAAGCGGCAACAGCTACGTGGGGCGGCACCAACCCACTAACCAAAGAGACCGACCAGGCCGTAGCCTCAACGGCGCAGGGGTCGCTAGCTACGCGGCTTGCCAGCTCTGTGCAGACCGCAGCGGTCCGCTGCACGTGGTCGGGGCAGAACCGCGCCGCTGTAGTGGCCATGACGTTGCTGCCTTCGATTGCCATCGCCACGTCCCGCACTGATGACGGCGACACGATAGCTGCCGTGTTGGGGGTGCCGACGGGCGGGTTTAAGTCCCTAACGATAGTGGACTCGACGCCAATCGACCCGATATCGACCATAGGCATCGACGGCAGCGCGTGGGTCGCTTCGGTAGTCCTCAAAGGGACCACGAGCACCGTCGGCACGCTTGACGCGTCAAAGCTGACAATACAAGTTTCCGACCCCGGATACACTGCCGCCGGTGGCACGACCACCGTTACGCGCACTATCACGGGCGTTGCGCATTTAAAGCGACAA